ACTGTCGCTCCTGTATCTGTTCTTACTGTTTTAAAATCAATACCATCAGCCGAACTATTGTAATGTGCACTTCCTGTTCCATATAAAAGTATATCTTTAATTTTATCTGTATCTCTAAATTTACTATCAGTAGAAGCATCATTACCAGAAGGTAATTGAAATTGCACTTCTAACTCTTGTGCCATGTTAGGGTGTTTTAATGCTATCTTATATTCTCTACCATAGTTAGTTAATTTAACATTAATTAAAAATTCTTCTACTTTAGCCGCAGAGTTTGTACTATCAGCTAATACAGTTGTTGCTGTGTTAGCAATAAATGTGTAATCTGCAATATTAACTAATTTAAAATTATCTTTAGGATTAGTTGAAGTTAAATAACTTGAACCACTTGCTACAGTAACAGTTTTTGCATTACCATCTAAATCAAATACTTTAATACCACCATTGTATAATGCTACAATGTATTGATTAGAAGCATCTCTTTGAATTGACCAAAATTTTGTTGTGTTGGGATAAACATTACTTGCGTCTAAAGTTGCTACATAGTCTAGTGAAGGTCTTTTAGATAAACCTTCTACAATACTATTTGCAAAATTAACTTGGTCTTCCCCTTGATTTATTCCTCGTTGAGTAGGTGTCTGCTGAGACATACCATTGAGAAAATTAGGTATAGACTGCGATACAACACCGCCCATTAGTATGTCCTTCTAGTAGTTCTGTTAATTATTGAGAAAGTATTAGAGTCTCCATTTAAAATATTAATATCTGATTCTTGTGAGTCTGCTTGATGAAAAGACATTAATGCTTCATTTTCATCTTGACCAATTAATTGTGTAATTTCTTTATCCCCAATAAATCTTGAAGCAAATCTTCTAGCGGCTTTCATTGCTACGTATCTTCTTGCGTATTCTGGGAGATGTTCAAATTGTTGAACTAAGACTATGTCAACTGAACTAGGTGCACTTGTAAATACATCAGTATGATTTTCCATATCGTATAAAAATCCGTTTCTAATTGTATAGTTTAAGTGTCTGTATTGTGAGTTTGCATCTGCTTTTACACAGTTTGCAGGTAATGGGACTTTGTTATCACTATCTAAAGATAATGATTTATAATTCGTATGTGTATTGAAATTCCAACCTTGAGATTGAATAGACATAGATGTTTCATCAAGAATATTTTTAGCGACAGATACATCTACAGTTGTTGTTCCTGTAATTGAGTTTACTGGTGCTTCTCCAATTGTACTCAACATAATATTAACTGCTTGTAACTCAGTAGTTGGTGTAATTTGTGTTGTCATTTTTCCTTTGTTTAAAATATAGAAAAGGGGGATTTGACTCCCCCTAATCTAATTAATAGTAAAGAAACTATTACGCTTCTTTAATACCTACAGCCGCTTCTGGTCTTAATACACCATGTCCCATAGCATATTTAGCAACCATTAACGTACCTTGTCTTCTTATGTCGTACTCTTTTTCAACAGCTAAATCCATTAGCTTAACAGTTCCTACTGCTGAAGGGTGAGATACAAGAGCAACATAGTTAGATAGATTAACCGCTTGAGGGTTAGAACCACCTGCTGTTGCTGAACCTTGGTCTACACCAGAGTTTACATTAGAGCTTACAAAGTGTGCCACAGGTACTAATTCAATACCTGCAATTTTAAGCACTTTACCTTCAGCGATTGAACCTTTACCACTGAAATCAACATTCACTGCATTTGTAGCGTTTGCTAATTTGTAGTATTCTTCCAATCTCATGTAGCATTTTCTGCCTTCTGAAGGAACGTAGTTTGCGTCTAATTGTTTTGCCGCACCAAATAGTGCATCAATCATAGCGTTAGCCGCAGTAGCGTCTGTTGCAGATGCGATACCAGTATTAGTGATAGTTGAACCTGCTCCATATCCACTGTCAGATACGTTAGCTGATGCTAATGATGCTTGACCAATAGTTTGTAAGATATGCTTATCTTTAGTAAAAGCTAATGCTCTTCCTATCTCTTGCGAGTAAGCACTTCTTACGTCCCAATGGTTTTTAGCTTCCTCAATGTTTGATAAAAACACTGAAGATATTAAAAGGTCATTAATTGTAATAACCTTTTCGTTGTGATTTACATCAGAACCGTTGATTTCTGCTCCTGCTGTGTGGTAAGCCGCCGCTACTCTACCCATTACTGGGAAAGTTGCTGATTTACCAGATGAGATACTTCTTACCATATCTGCACCTGCTGTTTTTGAAGCTCTGTCAAAAGAAGTTAAAACTTCTCCTGCGAATACTTTTAAAAACAATGCGTCTTCTGAACCACCTGCATTTACTCGTCCAACGGAAACTGGACTTGCGTTTGCCATATTATTCTCCTTTGTGATTGTATGACTTAGTTTATAAAAGCCTCTTCAATTCAGTTATTTAGTCAAGATTGTCTACCGCAGTAGGTCAAGTTATTTGGCTAAACTGTTGATGGCAGTTGCCACGCATAAGCGTTGCACAACTAATATTTTTTATTTTTCGGTTTCGGCTTTGGTTTCGTCTTTGGTTTTGTTTTCGGTTTCTTTTTGTCCATTAGCTTTCTCCTCTATGTCTTTTATTCTTTTTAAAGAACATTCCACGTGTGTTAATTTATCAAATCTTTCTCTTAAAATTTTCATAAAATTATCGTGGTCGGCGACACCTATTGGTTTTTGCAGGAAGGTGTCAATCACTGCTGTATGTTCAGCTTGTTCAGCTTCATACTGTTTTTTCAAAGCGTATAAAAACATAATTATAACTTTGAGTTAGATATTTTAGTTTTAACTGCCGCTTGATAAGCAGGGTCTTTAGAATATCTAGGGTCAGACATAGCCTGTGTTACTTCAGCCCAAGATTCGTAACCTTGTTCTCCTGAAGGTGTAGCTTTGCCTTGTACTAATTTAGGGTCTGAACCATTAGCTATTTCATATTTAGCTTTAAGACTGTCAACTGCTAATTTAACAGTATCCATATCTTTACTATTTACTGCTTGATTATATGCTTTCTTTTCACCGTCAGTCATATTATCAGAAGCCCATTTTGACATTTCATCATAAGCCTCAACACCACCTACCATATTTTTTATAGCAGAAGTTTGTTGGTCGCCTATAGCTTTTTGTCCTGCAATAAATTGGTCAACATATTCTTTTGGAATACCTGACTTCTCTAATGCTTCGTATGATTTTTCATCTAACTGACCTTTTTCTGCATATTCAGAAGCTAGACTATCCATGTCTAACCCTGCATTTTCAACAGCTTTCTCAGCTATGTTTAAATCATTTTTTTGTTCTTCTTGTTTTGGAGCTTCTTCTCCTTCTTTTAAAGTAGCCTTATTTACTGGGTCTACTTCTTCTTTTGGAGATTGTTCACCAAGTTTCTTTTCAAGTTCAGAATAACTTTTAGCCAAATCTTCAACTGACTTAAATTTTTCTGGTAAACCTTGAACACTTTGTGTAGACTGTTTCTCCTCTACTGGCTTTTCGCTAGTAGTTTCTTCTTGTTTTATTTCTACTTGTTCTACCATTTATTTTTCCTCTATTGTGGTTGCGGTTTAGTCGCATTATTAGCAACTGGTGCTACAGCTTTCTCAGCCATCTGCATCATCTGCTCGTTTTGCATTTGCTCTTCTTGAGCTTCCTGCTCTTGTGCTAATTGTTCTGGTGATTTTATTAAACCTTCTGTTTCAATTCCTAAACCAGTAGCGATACGCTTAATTAAATCATCTGGGTTTAAAGCCTGAACAACTTGCGGATTTATTTGTGCAAGATTTCCTATCTCTGCAACAAATTCTCTTAATTTTTGTAAATCATTTCCTCTACCTAATGCTTCAATACCAGTAATGATAGTAGGTCTTACTGATTTTTCAGGTAATGATGGAATCTCATTAGCTTGTTCCATTCTTTTCATAAGAATAGTTACTAATGGTAATTGAAATTCTTGTGATAATAATGAATATATACCACCCATAGCTGTTTCTAATTGTTCAGCCATGTATCTAATTTCTTGTGCTGTTACTCTTTCAGCATCTCTTTGAATTGCTGTGTGTAATAAGAAAGCATAAGATAATCTTTCTTCTAATTTTTGTATTGTTCTTTCTACAACTTGTAAATCATATTGTTTTTCTGCTTGTAAAACAGTAACGTCATCTTTACTTCCAGTAATAATGTCACCATTTCTACTCATTGATAAATCTTTTTTTCTAGTTACTGCATTAGGTCTTACAAGAAATATAACTTTACTTGAAGCCGCCGCAGATTCTACTAATGATTGAGACAATCCTTCTAAAGATTTTAAATCTCCTAAAAATTCTTCTACATATCCTCTTCCGTAATCTTCATTATCAACTCTAACCATTCTTAATGCTTGATAAGGCATACGGTCTTTATTAAATGTTCCTATAGACTCAGGAATTTTAATACCATTCACTTCCTGACAAACATAAAATTTCTTGTCATCTAATTTATAGATATGAGTATATAATTCTATTTCTTCATCTTTTTTATATTCAGGGTTAGCCATTATTTGTGCCGCAATGTCATCACCTAAAGCTAAGATACTTAATTTTTCTTGAATAATAATTTCACAAACATTTCCTGAACTATCTCTTTGACAAATATATTGTGATAACGGAAATACTCTCATGCTTCCTTTTTTAGGTAAGTATGTAAGTACGTTACCTGAAACAATTAAATGTTTTAATGCTTCAAATACAGATACTCTTAATGCAAGTTGTTCTATTTTATTTGATACTTCTTTTTCAATAATAGACAAAGACTTTTCAACGTCTGACTTCATCTCTTTATTTTGGTCTAACTCTTGTTTAGCTTTTCCTGCTATTGATAGTCTAAAGAAGGGAGAGTTAGGGGGAAGTAATAATAATAAAAGTTTAGAAGCTAAATTGTTGACACCCCTAGCTCCTACGGATTGGAAGGGGTTATATAAATCAGAAGTTGCAGTAAAGCCTTCAGGCTGAATAAGAGAGGGAATTGTTATTTCAGCACATTCTTCTGCTCTATCTAAGAAATGTTCTCTGTGTTGTTTTAATTTTGAATAACGCTGTTTCGCTGTATCTTGCGTAAAATTGTTATCCATATATTCCATTTACTAATTAAGCAATATTAACGCTACCTGCTGAAGTAGTAGTATTTACTCCTGCTGTAGTATTAACTGAACTTGTACCTGATTTTTTCTTTGCTTTTTTCTTAACATCTCCATCAACATCACTTGCCGCTACTAAAGTAGGAGCTAAGTCATCACCAATAGGTGACATATTAACTGGTGGTGGAGCAGGTTTTACTTCTGGTACTTTTGGTTTTGATAAACACATATTATTTTTCTGTCCTCTCTTTTAAAGTATTAATGAAATTGACAACATCACGCTGTCCTGCTTTGAAGTAAATAGTTTTACTATCATCTTTTAATTCAGGTGATTTTTCAGGGTAAACTTTGTTTAAAAGTTTAACCAAATCATCTACAGTTTTTGGTAATGTTAAATCTTCCATAGTTTATTCGTCTAAAAAGGGAACTTTACTCCCATAAGTTACCTGTGACGCTCCCTTTATTATATTCTGTTGCTCTATTTTCAAAGAAATTAGCATGTTCTACACCATTTAACACCCAATCTAACCACCCTAAAGGGTTCTGTTTGACATTATAATTAGGTTTTAAAGACAATTGAAGTAGTCTTCTATCTGCAATATATCTAATGTATTGTTTAACTTCTTCTGCTTTTAAACCTCTAATGCCACCCATTGCAAATGCCAAATCAATAAACTTATCTTCTAATTCAACCATATCTCTAGCTGTTTGATAGATACTTGCCTTAAATTTTTCTGTCCAAATATGAGGGTTTTCTTTTATTAAAGCATGGAATAATTTAATCATACTCTCAACATGATGAGTCTCATCTCTGATAGACCATGTAACTATTTGACACATACCCTTCATTCTTCCGTATCTTTGGAAGTTAAGTAGCATTACAAATGAAGCAAACAATTGTAAGCCTTCACCAAATGCAGAGAAACAAGCTATCTCTCTAGCTAATCCTTCTAAACCTTTACCTTTACTTTGAAAAAGATAGTTATGTTTATCAGTCATTTCTTTATATTCTTGAAATGCTTTAAAGTCTAATAATTGAACTTCTCCTATTGTATCATTGAGTAATGAATAAGCGTGTGCATGATTAGCTTCACTTGTTGCAAAGGAAGATAACATCATTCTTATTTCTGGTGGTTTAAATTTAGGTATGTATTTATCTAAGTATGCTTGAGCTATATCTACATCACCTTGTGTAAAGAATTTTAATATATTACTAATAAGACTTTTTTCTTCACCTGTTAATCTTTCATTCCAGTCTCTAACATCTTCATGTAATGGTACTTCACTAGGTAGCCAGTGCATTTTTTGCATAGAATCATAAGATTCAAAAGCCCATTCATAATCAAATGGTTTGTAATGTATACGTTCTTTAAATAAACTCATATCTTATTTTTTAACTCCTCTAAATATTCTTGTTCTTCTGACTGGCAACACTCTCCAATCTTTTCTTTTTCTTCTGTATGTGTTTTACATTTTTTCTTTTTACCAAATATATCATTCCAATTTTTACGAAATTTATCTGTTGGTATATGAACACCATCTCTTATTTTATAATCTTTAAAACCCATACAACTCCAACCCTTCTATTATAATTATAACTAATAATTCTAATGCTAAGATAGTGTGGTAGACAGTCCACAGTACAGTTTGTTTTGGTGTCTTTCTTCTACGTCTTTTTCTACGTGGTTTATCCATACCATCAAATATACTGCTGTCTGTCATATCCACATACCTAT